ATTTTAGAGATTTTGTGTTAGAAGCTGATCTTTAATTTGTTCCACTGTTTTTAATTTTTTAATTATACTTTTAAAATTAAAAGTTCTCCATACACCTGGGTGCAGGGGTTTAGGATAATTATCTAGCGGCACCCAGGCGTAACCTCGATGTTCTTCGTTTAATATAGGAATAAATTCTGCGTCGACTACTATTAAAAAAGTATGATATGCAAAACTTTGGTTTTCGCTGGTGAATTTTTCTATAGGCATCAACTTTGGATCAGTGATGCACGATCCAATTTCTTCACCAATTTCTCTAACTAATGCCTGAGCTACAGTTTCTCCAGACTCTACTTTACCGCCAACCAATCCCCAAGACCCGCTGTGTTTAGAGCCCGACCTTAATAAAAATAGATATCTGTGTGTAGTGTTGCAATAGATAAATGCACCACAGGCTTCGAAGTTTACAGTAGTAGAGTCCATTCGCCCTCGTTATAGACGCCTTCGACACTCTTGGTCCACTCACCTCCGTGCCATCTATATTGTATTTGAGTAGTCAGATTGGTTACATATTCTGTTGCAGGGTTAGATAAGCTGTCAAAACTCACAGTCCAGCCGTTGTTGTATTGAATAATATCATTGGCTCGAGCCACAAAGTTTTGATTATTTGGTCCTTGCCACACCACCGCTGGTTCAAGATTATCAAAGCTACCAATATCATTGAGTATCAAATATCTAGTGCCGTTGGCGGGAGCCAATAACTCATTGCCTACCGTCACATTTAAAGGGTCAATGATAGCATTGATTGGGCTCAATGTATTGGCCGGTAGTGTGTCTTGAAACGGCGAAAATAATAACTTTGTGGTGTCTGTTGGATTAAGCGCAATGGTACCCATGATATCGTCGCCGGTGACTGTAGTTAGTCTTATCTGACTTACACCATTACGCAATTGACCATACACATCTATCAGCGCCGGCCATGAATCGTTACTACCAAATTTGGCACCGCGTTTGTTGTCTACCTCATCCGGTTTCAACAAAAGTAATTCGTTATTTGAATAAAGTACTTTGTAATTAAGAGGTGTAAAAACTTTTCTGCCAATTAATTGTTCGTCGTTGTCAAAAACATTGATATTTAAATTACCATCTGCATCGTATACGCTGGCAATAATTTTCTTAATAACGCCAAACTGTTTGACGGCCACTGGTGTACTAATCCAAATTGGTATTTCAAATGTCATGGTAGCGACATCAATTGGTTCTTCTGTGCCCACAGGAACAGTTCTTGAACTCCATGTGACATCTGTTAAAAATACTGCACTTAAACTGGCCCAGTCAACGTAGTTGTCTGAGTTTTGTATTTCTAATGCCGGATTGAACAATACCATTAATTGTTCTAATAGTTGTAATTTTTGTTCGGTGTTACTGGTCCAGATATCTGCCTTGAGAGTAAGTTTATAAGGCACAGGCATTGGACGATCAACAGTGACCAAGTCACCTTGTTGATTGGTGTACTGGCCAGTAACTGGATCATACAATCTTTCACGAATTCTAACTTTACTAATCAGAAACGGATCTTGAACACGTTCTCTGTCGTATTGTAGTGCTTGAACATACACTGCCAATGCCGGGACTGCATTTAACATGTTTTCGGAATTGTTCTTTAATATACTAGCTACCTGTCTAGAACTATCTCCGTAATATACTGGCACTCTCTGTAACGCCCTTACACCATCTCTATTAACACCAAATTCAACTTGAATGTTGGATATTATACGCATAAACTGCGTAATAAAACGTCTAACTTGGCCATCATAAAAAAAGTCTCTGTACATATTAATTGTCTGCCGTTGGTTTCAATGCCTGACTCAGGCTTACACGTTCGCTTCTAGTTCTACCGCTGGCATCAACCCAGGTCTTGTTGTTGTTAATGTACGAGCTAATTTGCGATTGATTTTCTGCACCCGGTGTCAATGATGTGCGTACTTTATCTTCTATCTTGTTCCATCTAGAACCATCATACCTAAACAATCTATTAGGCAAGTAATCTAAGCGTAAGAAATAATCGCCTAGATTAGGATTACCAGGAAATGCAATGCCGTTGCCAACAACCTGACCATTTGGTGCTGTACCATCACCGCTCATATAACCTGCTACCTTGGCATCAGAGCTAAGAGCCTGCTGATCAGCAGTGGTAAGTGTGGTATCTGCACTGGTGCTACCGTCTGCAGAATTAGTACCTGGCGGGTCTGCTGGTCTACCATCTTCAGGCATTACTGCCTTGGTATACAATACGGAAGTGTCGTACCCGCTGTTAGGAACATCGTCTGCGGCTTGTAGAATAATAGCATCGTTAATTTGCTGATACTTGTCTAAGGTACTGAGATAATCACCAATTGGAGAACTATTAGCGTTCAACGGGTCTGATTTTATCTGATTTAGTATGTCTTTGTACTCTTGACTGTCAGTCAACGGATTAAGTTTAACACGCCATAAATGAGGCCACCATGTAGGACTAAATCCTTCGCCGGCATACTGGCAATCGCTTACTACAAAAAATCTTTTTAGTGCAACCGGGACTGAATTATCCAAGGAATTATAATCTAAGAGATGCTGTAATTCTAGAACATCACCGTTAATGATTTTACGTCCCAAATTGGCTACCATATCGTTGATATGAAAAACCATGAATAGTGTACCTGTTTGCAAAAATAATCCAAACTGGCTCAAGTCAAAACTGTTGTCCTGCACTTGATATATGCCGCGCATGACATAAACATCAGGGTCGTACTTTCTATCTCTGTTTTCCAAGAACAACAGGTCCTGGATATTCAGTTCGCTTTGAGTACCATAATATGGTTGTGCGGGAGTAGCGTCAGCTATATTAGCACTAAACGTACCTAAATATTTGTGGCACAAAATGCCCGTGCCGCCAACAGTAAACATTTCGCTTACTCTGCGATCTATAAACTTATAATCGTTTGAATGTTTACCGTCTTTCCAAAGTGATAATCTTGGCACAATTGTATCCTAATATCTAGTATTTAGCGAATGCCCAAATTGACATAAATTAGGATAAAGTGTATAATTTAAACCATGAGCGATTTTAGATCCTTAGAAGACTGGCCCAAAATTGACCAAGAAATCAGACGAACACTTTGGGCAATGAATAACCTGCCCAACAAGCGTCAGATGGAACGAATGTATCGTAATTTAAACAATAGTGTTACAGAGTTAAGTAAGCTACAGATCGACAAACGCAAGTTTGGGCATTCCGCCCACTACGATGAACAGTTAGCAAAAGTGCAACAACAGTTGCAAGAATTGCAAGGGTGGCTTGTTTTTGCAACATTGCTTGACGAAAAACCCAGAGAGTAGTATAATAGCATTTTGCACAGTACAAGGAGCTATTCAAATGGCACTAGCACAAAGCGTTAAAGCACCCAAAAAAGCACCCAAAAAAACTAGAGACCCGTTGTTTACTGATGAAAAGTACACAGGCGGCGAACCAGTGTGGGACACAGAACGTGCTCTAAAAATGACACAAGCAGAGTTTGATCACTTCTTGCGTAAAGGTTTTTTCTATTACAATTACTTTTATGCACAAAAAGATCTCAAGAAGCATGCAGTGAGTTGGATGCAAGAACAAAAATACAGCAAGGCAGATGTTAGTGCTTTTATTCGCAGCCCTGACCGCGCCATGACAATGACAGCATACGGCCTTCTTATGTCGCACAAGCAAGGTATGCCGTTCCGTGAAAAAGAATTAAACTATTTTAAACAGCAAATACACAATGCAATCAACTCAGCAGACTCTGAGCCCGCAGAAACTGTAACTGGCGCAAGAGCCCCGGAGCCCGCAGTAGTTATCAAAGCACCAACAATTCAAGATCGTCTCAATGAGAAAACCAGTGAGCATCTAGCATATTTTGAAGGCTTGTATGATGAAGTGGTTGCAGGCGGCACTGTTGACCCAAAAGCTTACGACTATCTTGTATCTAATACTGTGCCCCAGAGCCAGATTAAAAAGTTCGAAGATTTGTTTATGGCACGTAAAACTGAATTAGGTGAAGCCTTGGGCAAAGCAGACGAGCAAATCGTAGAAGCATATCGTCATTACAAAGCAGCTGACTACAAACGACATCATGCTTTTATCCAAAGCATACTAGATGCACTGGATCAATATCGTAGTGTAAAGAAAGCTACTAAAAAGGCTCGGGTAAAACGTGCGCCTAACAAAGAAAAAGTTGTTAGCAAGCTCAAGTACATGAAGGAAGAAAAGACACTGAAATTGGTATCTATCAATCCTGTGGATATTGTTGGAGCACAAGAGCTTTGGGCATACAACACCAAAACTCGTAAACTGTACAAGTACATAGCCGACAGCTTGCACGGTCCGTTGGGTATTAAAGGTACCAGTTTAACTGGATTTGATGAAACAAAGAGCGTGGGCAAGACTCTGCGTAA